TTTGAATACCTTTGAATACCTTTAAGGTTTTACTAAGCCCCCTTAAGAACTTAACATAACCCCCTTAATCACTGTCGTATTCACAACACTGTCAGTATAACACATGTGCCCCCTATGTGTCAACCACTGTGGGTCACTGAGTGTTACATAGTGTCACCACTAAGTATCAACAATTCTCTGAGAGTTACTGATAATAATGCATATGCAAGTGTCACAGAAAGTATCAGATACTGTCCCCCTGTGTTTATAAGATAGTGTGTCCCCTGTGTGTTACATAGTGTCCTCTCAGTCTTTATATTATAGAGCATAAGACTGTCCCTGTCAAGTAAAACTCTGGGTGGTCAGAAATATATGTGGTCCCCCTTGACTTTTGAGTGTTTGTGTGATACAGTGCAGTCTTAGATCACTATAAGTATGAGGGTTTTTAGGGGTCTTAAGTGATGATAAGTATGAAGGTTTCTAAGAGATAAGTATGAAGGTTTTTAAGGGTCTTATATGAGGGTTTCTAAGGGTCTTATATGATGATCAATCACCTGCTTAAGTATACCTTTTCCACAGATTATCAGTCAATAACCCCACAAAAGACCCCTTTTTCCACAGGGTTGTTGAAAACTAACAAAACACTCATATACATTTATTAACACCTTTTTAATTGATTTAACATAGAAAACATGTTATTTATGGGTATTTTCAGGGAGTAATCTGGGAGATAGTATCATTTAAGGTAATATGAGTAGTAGTTACTCTATCCCCCAATTCTTCTTTAGTTGGTATAGATGAATGAGGTCTATACGCATAAAGGATAGATGCTAATTGATACATCAAATGTGTATCTAACTGTGCATCTCTTAGGTGATAGATTGGGTGTGAAGGTAATGAATACATTAGGCATTCCATTGATTAGTTTGGATAAGATACTTTTTAATTTCTGAGTATGCAAAGTCTCTTAATCTTTGGTTAGTTGATGTATCTAATACTCTATACATTTTGTTGATATATTCATTAGGAGTAGTTACAGTTACTATCTTATTAGTAGTCAATCCTATTTGATTAAGATTACTTCCTGCCTTTACTTTTGTCTTACCAAAGTTACCTGTAACGTTACCTTGTGTTCTAAGTTTAGGTTTAATCTTTGAGAGGTTAGAGTAAGTCATTGGATCACATTTGATGGTGGTTGAAGTAATGCTTCTATTGCGTGATTTCTTTCTTGTATCTTTTGAGTCATGTCTGAATTAAGAACAGTAATCACAAGATGCGCACCTAAGATAGTAAAGAATGCAAGGAGTAAGATTCTCATAGTTCCTCAATCATTTCATCAAGTTCAACTAGGTTAAGATTAACATCATCCCATTTTACTCCATCTAAAGTTGTATCACCTTTGACAATATACTGATTAAGGAAGTCTTGATAAGAATAACAACGTCTTGCTTGATTGTATAGACCCTCATCATTTTGAATCCATAGTGATACATTCCAGGTTTCATAGTTACTCCAACCATTGTAAGTTGTGTCTTCAATTGTAGTTTGAAATGAGGTCATGATGTTAGATAAGTGAGAATAGGGTGTAGAGAAACAATACAGAGAGAAGTCCTTAGAGAAACAATCTGTGAGAGAAGTCTAATAGAGAAGCAATACAGAGAGAAGTCTAGAAGAGAAGCAATCTGTGAGAGAAGTCTAAACCCTTACACTATAGGTGACATTTGGAGGTTAC